AATACGTTGATAAGCCTTCATGAGAGAATCATTTACATCTTCTATCTCTCTATAGTTACCGAAATAGATTTTATCTTGACGGGGATCCTTGAAAGACTCGTCTGAAGCAATCGCACGAGCTTCTAAATATAAAGGAGGGTTAAGCGTCTTGTCTTTAATGTATACAGTATCACCTTCATTTATTGCCTCATGTGACATCCCTGCTACTCTAGCCAACGAAACAGCGTCAACTCCATAAACTAAGTTAGTATCTACTCGCTTCTTCAGAGCTGCCTTTGTCAGAGTCATTAAACGCTCTGGAGTCATATTTTGATTATCAGTCTCTGGAGTATAAAACCCAAAGCGATGCTTACCATTAATGTTCCAACGTTGAAATGCTTCCTCGTCAACCACGTAGGGAATACCATTATTAATATCTGCTACAGTAATTACCTCATCTTGACCGTTTGCTCCCTGGACAGTAACGTAACCCACCAGAGCAGTAATTACACCGTCAGAGTTTTCTGTACGAGTAATCCCTTGCAAGTCCTTACCTATATTGATTTCCTTCCCAGTGTATCTACCACGCTTTTCTACTAAGTCTACGTATCTTTTATTGATACTAGCTCCCTGGATAGTAACCCTATATTGAAGCTCATAATGATTAAACTCTGCAGCGGTTAAATTAAGAAGTCTCAAAGGGGATACAAACTCTTTAATGTATTGCGTACGTGTTCCTGCTGCTTCTACTTTACCGACTTCCCAGTCAGTCCCTTTAAGGGCTATTCTCATATACTCTTCTGCTTTAAGAGAGTCGAACTTTTTAGGTTCAATATAACCGTCAGCATCTAGTAAGGTCCATTCACCACTAGCAAGGATTGTAACTGTCTTAGCAGCAGAATCCTTCTCTACAGAGGTAATCACATAAGGTGTTATTATACCTGGACGTGTTTCTTTCAAGATGATATTTTGCTGTTGAAGATAAGGGATATATTTTGAGCTCTCAAGTAATTTAACATCTAATATATCAATGGAGTTCTTTATTTCCCAGTGACGCTTGTCCTCAATATAATCATGAGGACGTATAGTAGCTATCACTTGTCTTGTAATGTAATCAACTATGTGAAGATCTCCTTTTCGCTTTCCCATTATCTGTATCTCTCCCTGTATGTTACTTTGGCAGTCCCTATATTCTTAGGGCGTACGATTATTTCATTTTCTCCTCTATTGACAACTGGAAATTCACTAAATAACTCTTTAATATTGATAGCATCTTTCCCGTTAACTGTCACAAGAGCTCTCTCAGTATCTACAACTACAGTGTCCCCCTGGTCCACAATATAGGGAGTTGCATCTACTGGTACACTAAACTTCTTATACACTTTTAAGTCTTCTATAAAAATAGCATCTAATGGACTGTAATCCCCATATTTGAAGATTCCTATCGCTACTTTAGTGACTATAGAAGTAGTGGCAAAATTGGACTTGTTGACATCATTCCAGGTTTCAATGATAGTTTCATAATCTTGATAAGTTCCTTTCTTATATAAAGCAGAATAAGCTGTCCAAGTATTTCCCTCTCGCGTTAACATCACATGTCCTCTAAAGTCTGTGAATGAGCCAGGTGTCCTTCCAGTATCATCTATAAGCGTTTTCTCTTCAGGTCCATCATTTATGACTGTATAAGCTTTTGTGATTGAAGAAGTGTCGTACTCGTCCTTCATTCCTAATTGAGCAACGATATTGTCATTAGCATCTAATAAGAAGAGCATGATAGTTCCCATTCTGTCATAGCTTAAAGAGTCAAAAGAAAGTCTCATATCAACTTTGAAGTCTGTAGCCCCTCCAGGAGGAAGAGACTGTTTAAGAATTGGACCATACCATGTATTTTCTTTAACAGGTCCATAAGTGCTAGGACGGAAACCGTGTCCGCTCCCTGCTATCTCCATAGCTCCAGCTCCTTCAAAGAGTGAGCCAAGCGGCCCATTGTGAGGATTCCATTTCCCTAAATTGTCCATCTTGTCCCAAATGACTCTATCCTCTTGAGCTACTAGTTTTGTTTTTGGTCCCGTTGGATAACCTAAACGGAAATAATCGTCACCGTTCCAAATATCAATGAAAGGGCTCTTATTTAGTACGTCAATTTCTACGATAGGATTTGACTCTACTGTCCCCTTATTAGGAATAACTGCCTTTAGGTCTGAGCCTACAATAGATAAGCCAGACGTTTTAACTTCTCCTAGTTTATAAGGCATTGGACATACAAAATGAATAGATCCTTTTCCTCTGAATATCAATTCATCTAAATCAGTTTCCCCGTCAAGTAAAGCCATGTAGGTACGATCTGGCTCATCGTCAAAAATAAGCTCCTTCGGTTCGTCTTGTATGAGCCAATCTGCTAAGTCTTCTTTTTTCTTCTGTAGGTCATCTTGTGAGCTAGCCTTTAAGATAACAGGGACTTCAATAACTCGGACTTTAGTATTAGTTTGCAGCAAGTAGCCTCCAGGTCTTCCAGGAGTCGTTAAGATGTCTCGTTCAATAGGAGCCCACGCAGAGCGGTTAAACCCCATCAAAATGAACAGGTAATCTTTTTTGATTCCGTTGAATTTAAAGCTAGTCACGTGAGTATCCTCCTTAGTTATTCTTATTTAATAGAGCCCCCTAGAAGGAAGGCTCGTAAGTTTATTCTAGAAAGCAGGGGTAACTTGTGGGTTGAACTGTGCTAGTCTGCTAGTTCTACGCTTATTAGCATTGTCAACGTCCTCAGAGATAACCTCCCCTACAACCTTTTTATCCATAACAAGATAAGTAGGGGCCTTATCAGATTGCTTCTCTTGAGCTTCTGTTTTCTTAGTGGTGCTATTAGTCTTGTAAGTCCCAGATATACGCTCATAAGCAGTAGGAGCTATAGAAACGGAACCTTTAATAACATCATCCATCTTAGGGAGCTTGAAGTCTGGAGTTACTCCTAGGTCCATTCCTTGGAAGTTATCATTCCCTAAGACGTTTCCAAGCTCAATGTCATTAGAAAGAGTTTCAAAGCCGCTTAATACAGCATCAGCCATTTTAGTAGCTGCCTTTACTGCATCACTTGTCATATCTGTAATTCCCACGGCTAAACCTTCAGTGACATAACCACCGACTTCTTTCATTACACGGGAAGGAGATTTTATCTTAAAGAATCCAACTACTGCTTCTTTAACTTTGCCAGCCAATCTTTTCGCTGCATTTATCGCGTCGGAAGCCATTCCACTAATTCCGTCTGCTAAGCCTCGTACTATGTCTTTACCTGCACTTAGGAGCATAGAACCTGCATTAGAGAAACATTTCTTAATTCCTCCGATAACATTGTCTGTAATAGCGCTCCACAAGCTACTTAACACAGAATAGATACCTTTAATAAGAGACCAAAGTATCTGCACACCTGCAGCAAGGATCTGAGGTAGATTAGCAATAATAGTCTTAGCTATTTCATAGATAATCTTTAGAGCTGCTGCAGCTAATTGAGGCATAATTTGAATAATACCTTTTATAATTGCCATTAAGATTTTAATACCAGACTCAATTATTTTAGGTAGGTTTTGCATGATG